CTTAAAACTTTAAAGCCAAGTGGATCTGATAAGTTTGGTATGGAATGGGCGGAACTAAACGCTAGAATAGGTGGCGAGTGGATAAGAAAAAATATAGGAAATTCTATAAATGATTTAGATCCTAATAATTTTAGAGCATCTTCTTTTAGAGCTAAAGTAGATGCTTTAGGATCTACTGGTAATCAATTGTTCGGGGAGGTTGGCTATAAGCGTTTGCAAAATTTATCTCGTCAAATAGAATCTACTAATTTAAATAAAGTAGACGAGAATGTTTTAAGTAGAATTGGCGCTCTTGTTAATGCAGATCAGCCTACCATAGGTTTACTAAAAGATTTAAAAGATGCACAAAAAGAGTTTCTTGAATTTAGCTCTGATAGAGTATTAAAAAAATTAGATAGTGGTGATTTAGATGAAGTTGCCGCTGCAAATTTAATAACAAGTTCAAGTACAAGCCCCACCACTGTAAGAAAATTAGTAAAGTTTTTTGATGATCCAGAAGCAATTCAAAAAATTCGTGGCGTATACATGGAAAATCTTATAGGAGATTTTGGAGAAAAATTTGTTTCAGAGCCTACAAAAATGACAGAGTTTGGTACTAGATTAGTGAAAGAATTTGACTCTGGTAGGCTGAAAGAACTTTTTGGAGAAGAAACTGCAACTCGTATGCGTAAATTTGGAGAAACTTTAACATTTAACGCAAAAACTGCAGATGGTGGTGGTATTGTTGCGGCTCATGTAGCAATGTCTCCACTGGCAAATTTAGATAAACTTCTTAGATTTGGCCTTATAACTCGTATGTTTTCTACTGATTTGTTTTACAAAAATTTAGATGAGCAATACAAAGCATTAACAGGAAGAGCTACATCAAAAGAAAAAGCAAATATTTTTGGCAGACTTTTAGCTGATTCAATTGCTAAAACAATGACACAAACAGGCGCTCAAGCGGTTGGTGAAGGAATTACCGATATAAAAAATACAGCAGAAAGCGTAGTTCAAAGCACTATGAATGAGGCTAAAAAGTCTCAACCCAAACCAAGCACCAGATCTTTCACTCCTGTTCCTCAAGTTCTGCCTCCTGTTTCTCAACAAGGAGTTACTTCTCGCAAAGAGCCGCAGGATATATTAGGTCAGATCAGACAAAAAGCTGTACAGAAAAGAAATATTAGACAAAGAGCAAAAGAAAACCCCGCAGTAGCCGCCACATTGCTTGGCGGTCTAGGAAGTGCAGGGTTGCTTTAGTCTTCGATAACGGCGCTTAGTCCGCCAGAAACAGATCGTATCGGCTCGTGAGGCGGTATAAAGCCCTGTTTGTCGTAGGCATCGTCAACAATCAAAGAAAGTTGTTGCGAAATATTCCTACGCTTCTTTTTCGACATTTGAACTATTTTCTTATAAGTCTCTACAGAAACACTTATAGACTTGTATTTAGTAGTTGCAGGCACTAGCATAACTCCCATAATGTACTCGAAACCAAGATATAATCCCAAGTTAAAAAGGTCAAGACCAAAGTATGGTAATAAGAAAACCACCGTACATGGGATTACATTTGACTCTAAATGGGAATCAGAGCGTTACCTCTATTTAAAGTCACTTGAAAAAGCAGAGCGAATCAAAGATCTGGAGCTACAGCCACGTTACAACATCATGGTAAACGATCAAAAGATCTGTGCGTATGTAGCCGACTTTAAATATAATAAAGAGAACGCGGATGGCATATGGGAACATATTGTTGAAGATGCCAAAGGCGTAGAAACCCCTGAATTTAAACTAAAAAAGAAGCTAATGAAGGCTGTTTTTGATATAGATATATATTTATCTAAAAAAAGTTCTTGACTGATTTCCCATACTTTGCCATATATAAGGCTCTAGACAATTTAAAGTGGGGATTTGCCAATGAGCAACCAATTACTTGAGCGCAGGGAAGAACTGCGCACTGTGATCGCAGGGCTTAAAGAAGAGCTTTCTGATCTAAATGAACAAATCCAAGATACTTGGCTACAACAGGTTCGTGATGCTTTACGAGCTGATGGTAAGGATTTTGGTACAACTACAATCATAGCCGATAATAAAAAGTTTAAGGCTACGGTTCGTAAGAAGGTGACTTGGGATCAGGATATGCTTCGTGATCGCTTAAATAATATGTCACCAGAAAATGCGCAACACTATGGAAAGATTGTTTTTTCTGTAGAAGAGCGCAAATACACAGCCGCTCCACCAGATATTAAAAATCAGCTACAAGACTGTAGAACGGTAGAGCTTGGTGCTTTCTCATTCGAAGAGGATAAATAAATGGGTTTACAAATTATAACAGCCGAACAACGGCTTGCAGAAAAACGCGGTCATAAGATCGTAGTCTGTGGTGCTAGTGGTGTTGGTAAAACAACATTAGCAAAAACATTAGATCCAAAGACAACACTGTTTATGGATCTGGAGGCAGGTGATGCCGCTATCGAGGGACATCCAATTGATGTCATTCGTCCGCAAACGTGGGCAGAATGTCGTGACTTTGCTTGTTATCTTGGTGGCGGCAATCCATCATTGCACGAGGATCAGTGCTATAGTCAGGCGCACTATGAAGGTGTTTGCCAAACGTATGGTGATCCAGAAGTAAATCTTAAAAACTATCAAACGCTATTTATTGATTCAATTACAGTCGCAGGGCGTTTGTGTTTTCAGTGGTGTCAGCAACAGCCAGAGTCAAGATCTGACAGAACTGGCAAGCTAGATACTCGTGCAGCTTATGGTATGCACGGACGCGAAATGATGGCGTGGCTTACACACCTTCAACACATTCGTGATAAGAACGTAATCTTTGTCGGTATCCTAGACGAATACACTGACGATTATGGTCGCAAGCAATATGCGCTTCAGATCGAAGGTTCCAAAACTGGCAAAGAATTACCGGGCATCGTGGACGAAGTTCTTACGATGGCAGTCTTGGGAGGCGAGAACGGCTCTTTTCGTGCCTTCGTTTGCGATGCTCTAAATGAGTGGGGCTATCCTGCAAAGGATCGTTCTGGTAGGCTCGATACACTTGAAGAGCCGCATCTTGGTAAACTTATTGAGAAAATGGGTAGTGGTGGTAACACAGAGAGAAAGTTAAACTTTGTGAACCCCAATGAGCAAATTTTAGCAGAAAGGACAGAAAATGCTGAATCTAAATAACGCAGCGGTGTCAGAGGCACCAACACAAGCAAGGACATTAATTCCAAACGGTACAGTGTGTCGTGCAATCATTGTAGTCAAAATGGGTGACACGGAGATCCCTGAGTTTGGCAACGGTATGTGGTTTAAAAAGTCAGCTAGTACAAGCGCCAAGTGGATGGAACTTGAGTTCACAGTCGTTGGCGGTGAGCATGACAAACGTAAGTTCTGGCACCGTATCTTTGTCGATGGCGACAAGAGAGGTTCGAGTGGTATCCCACTAGCCAAAGAGATTGGTTTGTCTACACTTCGGCAAATTATCGAAAGTGCGAACAACATTGATCCATCTGATATGTCAGAGGGTGCGATGCAAAGACGCAACATCGGTGGAGTTAATGACTTGAGTGGCATGGAGATTTGCGCTAAAGTCGGAATTGAAAAAGGCACAAACGGCTATGAGGATAAGAATAAACTTATAGCGGCAGTGACACCGAACCAGAAAGATTTTATCCCTTCTGGACAAGCACCGATGGCGCAAGCCCCTGCGGTTCAACCGCAACAGGCAGCGCAGCCAACATCCGGTGTAGAACCAAGTTGGGCTAAGAGGTAATCTAGCGGCACAGGTTTTTTCCACACCTGCTAGACCTCGCACAGGGGGGGCGAGGGTCCAAAACCCCCCACCATCTAGACTAAGAAGTGGATTCGGATATGTTACTGCGCCCCTATCAAGAGGCCGCTATCAATGATGCTTGCAAGGCATTAGATACGCACAAAAATACAATCGTTGTTGCTCCTACAGGGGCGGGTAAGACAATCATGCTGTCTGCGCTCGTAGGTAAAAGATATGAGGACGGTAAGAAAGTTCTCATAATGCAGCATAGAGATGAGCTTGTAGATCAAAACAAATCCAAGTTCGAACGTATTAACCCATACATTACAACAAGTATTGTAAACGGCACTGTCAAAGATTGGAAAGGCGGCACTGTATTCTCTATGGTGCAAACAATCTCCAGAGATAGAAATCTCATGGATCGCCCTGCTTTCGATATGGTGGTTATTGATGAAAGTCACCATGCAGCAGCCGACACATATTTAAAAGTTATTAAGGCAGTCAAAGAGGACAATCCAGATGCAGAGATTGTAGGCTTTACTGCTACGCCCAACAGGGGCGATGGAAAAGGATTGCGAAAAGTATTCAATAACTGTTCGCACCAGATCGACATTACGACACTTATTCGAGAAGGTTTTCTTGTACCGCCAAAGTCATATGTCATTGACTGCGGTGTAAACGATAGCCTGAGAAACGTGGCTATTAGCGGCAACGATTTCAATATGGAGCAAGTCGAGTCGATTATGAACCGCAAGGTTATTAATCAAAAAGTAGTTGAAGAGTACCTTAATCATGCAGAGGGCAGAAAGACCGTTGTATTCTGTAGCACAATCAAACACGCAGAAGACCTGTTAGAAGAGTTTTTAGACAAAGATATCAACGCAGATATGGTCACAGGCGACACTCCAAAGGCAGAGAGGGCGCAGATGCTCCATGATCTGACTTATGGCGATGTTCAAGTCGTAGTCAATGTATCTGTACTTACAGAGGGCTTTGACGCTCCACCAGTGTCGTGCATTATTCTAACCAGACCATGTTCTCAGAAAGCCACAATGGTGCAGATGATTGGGCGTGGACTACGAACAATAGATCCAGAAGAGTTTCCTAATTTAGTTAAAAGAGACTGCATTGTTCTGGATTTTGGAACAAGCGTACTGACGCACGGATCTCTGGAAGATGCTGTTAACTTAGACGATAAAGAAAAAGGCGAAGCACCGCTCAAACAGTGTCCAGAATGTGAGGGCGTTGTTCCTATGAGCGCCAAAATATGTCCTATCTGTGATCATATTTTTGACAGTGGCGAGAAAGAAGAAAAAGAAGAGCTTCATACATTTGATATGACAGAGTTTGATCTCATGCAGATGTCTCCGTTTAGATGGATGGATATGTTTGGAGATCAAAGTCTGCGCATGGCTATGGGCTTTGAGGGCTTTGTCGGGGTTGCAAACACCTCAGATCTATCAGTTGCATTTGGCAAGAGATCTAAGGGTAAAATAAGGGTTCTTGCAGTTGGTGGCGGCACACAAGCTACGGCGGCTGCAGATGATTTCTTACGAGAGATTGAGGACGGCAATGCCGCCAAAAAAACAAAAAGGTGGCTAGATCAACGATTAACGGATAAACAGAGAGTACACCTTGCTACTCAAGGGGTAGATGTCGATCCATTTGACTTCTCTTGGACGAAGTACAGGGCAGCTTGTATGCTTAGTTTCTTATGGAACAAGCGTACAATCGAGACAACAGTGGAGAGGTATCTATGAAAGACGTAAAAACGCGATGGGCAGTATATGATGATGGGCTTAAAATTTGGTTTGATGGTGAATTGGTTGCCAAAATTGATCCAAGTGAATTTAAGCACATGGTTTCGGATCTTGCGTTATGGTTAAGGCACAATGATGCAGAGGATCAGGGCGATGGCAAAGTTTGAGGTCTTTTTAGTTTTAGTAAAAAGAAAAGATAATAGTGAAATTTATACAGATGATTTGGAATATGTTTGTTTTTGCGATGATACATACAAACACGCTCACATGAGCGATGCAACAAATGAACTTATTCAAGAGGAGGTGAATAGTTCAGAAGACGAAGTTTTGTTCGGGTCAGCAGATGTTTTTGTAAAAGATAAAGTAAAATTAAAAATAACTTTTAAAAACAAAGATTGCGATACTGAAGAAATAGAAGATCTATTA